ACCAGCGGTTACCGGTCGCCGCGCCATTCGGTTGAGGCGGCTAAGTCTCGTCCTGGTAGTCATACGTTGGGCAAGGCCGCTGACATCCGCTGCGCTGGCACGCAGGCGTTTGAGATCCTGCATACGGCGCTCGACGAGGGCTTTACCGGCATCGGCATCGACCAGCGCGGCGAGGACCGGTTCCTGCACCTCGATGTGATTACGCACTTAGACGATTTTCCGGCGACGCGGCCGACGATCTGGAGTTATTAGGTGGCGCTGAGTGAGAAGCAGCTTGAGGCGGTGCAACTGGTCGTCCTCGACCGCTGGAACCCTAAGTTGGTCAATGATAAGATCGCTAAGACGGTCGGCGTCGAGAAGTCGACGGTGTTTCGTTGGCGCAAAGACCCTGAGTTCGATGCGGAGTTGCAAAAGCAGCTGGAGCGCGACCGGCAGGATTTTGACGAGGTGCCTCTGGCGTGGCGCAAGAACCGTGTCTTGGCGCTGGAGCGGCTCTACGACAAGATCGAGGACCAGCGGGTGAGTCTTAAGCTCAAAGTCCTCAAGGAGATACGCGAAGAGGTCGGTGATCACCGCATCCAGGTCGATCATACCGTCGAGGTCAAGGGCATCAACCTGCCGCCGCGTGCCGAGAGTTACGAGGAGTGGGTGGCTCAGAACCAGCAGATGCAAGCTGTCCAGGCCGATTACCAGGTCGAAGAGGCGGCTGGATGACCTGGCGACCGCAACCTGGGCCGCAGGAGGCAGCGATCCGCGCCAGCTTCGTCGACGAGTTGTTTTTCGGCGGCGCTAGGGGTGGGGGCAAGAGCGAACTGCTTCTTGGAGACTACCTTTCGGACGTCGACACCTACGGAGAGCATTGGTCGGGCGTGCTGATACGTCGGACCTATCCAGAGTTGGACGAGATACTGGAGCGCAGCCGCCAGATTTTCCGCGCTGCCTACCCCGACGCTGAGTACAAGGTCGGGCGACATGAGTGGATCTTCAAAAATGGAGCGACGCTCAAGCTGCGGCATCTGGAAAACGAAGCCGACGCCGATCATTTTCAGGGGCAGCAGTACACCTGGATCGGCTGGGACGAGTTAACGTCGTGGGCCGACATGAAAGCGTATCACAAGCTCAAGGCTTGTCTGCGTACCGGTGCTGCCGAGATACCGACTAAGCGCATCCGCGCTTCTGGTAACCCAGGCGGTCCAAACCACAACAACGTCAAGCGCTATTTCATTGACGCTGCGCCGGAGTCGACCATTGTCGAAGGCGACGACGGCATGAAGCGGATGTATATCCGCAGCCTCGTCACCGACAACAAGATCCTGCTGGAGCGCGACCCTGGCTATATCAAGCGCCTGGAGGGCGTCGGCGACGAGCAGTTGGTCAAAGCGTGGCTTGAGGGCGACTGGGATAGTTTTGTCGGTCAGTATTTTACCAACTGGCACGAGGACAAGGTCGCCGTGCCGTCGTTTGAGATACCGGACCACTGGCCCCTTTTCGGCGGACTCGATTATGGCGAGGCGGCACCGACCAGCTATGGGCTGTATACCGTCGACTACGACTCTAACGTGTATCGCATCTGCGAGTACTACCAGGCCAACGCCACCGCCTCGCAGCACGCGGCCAACATCGCGCAGATGATCGAGGCGTGTCCGTTTACCGGCGGCAGGTATCCGCAGGCGACCTATGCCGACCCAAGTATGTTTGTTAAGAGGCGCTTGAGTGAGGTCATCAACCACTCACCGGCCGATGTCTTTGCCGAGCAGGGCATTTTCCTGACTCGCGCCAATAACGACCGCGTCACCGGCTGGAGGGTCGTCAACGACGCGCTGATAAAAGAGCGTATCTACCTGTTTAACGGGTGGAACGACGCGCTGATGAGGACGATGCCAGCACTGCCGCGCAGCAGCAAGAACCCAGAGGATCTGGATACGACGGCCGAGGATCATGCCGCCGATGAGCTACGCTACGCCATGATGCACGTCTATAAGCCGCATCAGGTCAAAGAGCCGGAACCGTACGAGGGTACCGGCCAGGAAGTGATCGACCAGTTGGAAAATGGCAGCGGTCGCCGCAGTGGTCGCTATGCCTACGCATCTTAACTACTACTACCGTCGGGGCGCTTCTGCCGACCGGCGTTCACCTAGGACGACCAATGGCTAAATTTAACGGCACACCCAAATCGACCAAGTCTAAGCCCAAGAGCAACAGCACCCGCGTCAAGGCGCAGCCTGCCGGTGCAGACAACCTCAAAGCAGGAAAGAAGAAGTAATGCCACGCGTCGGCAAAGTTCATTATCCGTATACCGCTGCTGGCAAGAAACAGGCGGCAGCGGCGCGTAAAAAAAAGAAGAAAAAGCCCAAAGCGCGTAAGAAATAGGTGGTTTTTTTGTAGATCTTAACGGCGATTTGTGAAAAATATGAAGCCCAAAGAAATCGAGTACTGGCAGAGCGCGATAGAGAACGGACGCAAGTATATGCGTAGCCGTCATAAGACCTGGCGTCGTCTGCTCAAAACGTACGAACTGGATTTCGATGTGCCTGGCCTGGGCGACGATAAGATCGTTAAGATTAGCCGTATGTACCCTCTGGCGCGGCAGATCATCGCCTCCGTCAGCTTCAACTATCCTCATGTTTTCTTTAAGGTTGAGGAACCGCAGCGCGAGTTCGCCTCCGACATCCTGGAGCGGGTAGCCAATGCGGCGCTGGAGCAGATGGATGCCAAGCGCGAGGTCCAGCAGGCTATCTTCGATGCGCTCTTCTGTAGCGTCGGCTGGCTCAAGTTTGGCTACAACCCTCCAGGCGACGACGATATCGTCGCGCCCTACGTCGTCAACGATGCGATGGAGAATGATTTTCCGTACGTCACTCGCGTCTCGCCTTTCAATGTTTTCATCGACCCCCTGACGCCGCCGCACAAGCTCTCGCACGCTCGTTTCATCATCGAGAAAATGCTGGTGCCGCTGGAGTTCGTGAAAGAGGACCAGCGGTTCGTCAACCGACGCCAGATACAGCCGATGAGCGACGAGGACTCACGCAGCGACGGTTTCATTACTGATTTTGAAGACCAGACCCACTCCGACGAGCAAGACGCCATCACCGCCAGCAAAGAGAGCGGTAAGATGGTGCTGCTCTACGAGATTCACGACCGGATGCACAAAAAACGCATCACGTTTGCTGACGGGGTCAAAGAGCCGATTGAAGAGGTCGACCACCCGATGCTGGCGATGGAGGCGGTCACTGAGCCGGACCCTTTCACCGGTGAGCCGATGATGACGGGTGAGTTTGAGCCGAGTGGCGGTTACCTCGTCGACGGTGGCTTTCCATACCATGCCCTCAAGTTCGACCAGAGCGAGAGAGCGTTTATCGGCGAACCGCCGATGGCGTATGCGGAGGACACGCAGAAGCTGATCGTCGAGAGCGTCAGCCGACGTGCCGACCTGCTCAAGCGGTTCCAGCGTATTGTATTAGCCAGCCGCCGTGAGCGCGAAGCCAACCAGGACTTAGGCGACACACTGGAGGAGGGGCGCGACGGCGAGATCATATGGGTCGAAGATCCAAACACCTCCATGAAAGAACTTAATTTCGGCGCACCGCCTCCTGACCAGATCGGCCTGGAGAACACCGCCCATCACCTGGAGGAGCAGACGCTCAACGTCAGTCAGATGGCTATGGGTGGCGGCTCTAAGGTCACAGCGACGCAAGCGTCGTTGCAAGCCAGCTATGCTCAGGTCAACCGCGAGTGGATGCAGCTACGCGTAGCCGACACCTACCGAGCTATCGTTCGCAACAGCTTGCGTATGATGGCTGACCCAAGATATACGCCAGAGAATTTTTTGGTTAACGTCGCTCAGAACGAGCAAGACCCCGTCTTTGAAGCCGTCAGCACCGACCTGCTGCGCGTGCGCTTCAAGGTCCAGATCGAAGCGGGTTCGATGCAGCCGCTGACCGAGCAGCTAGAGCGCGAGGATGCGTTGCAGCTTTTCAGCTATATCGGCAACCTGCCGGAGATAAACAGAATGGAAGCCCTCAAGGGGCTACTCAAGGCGTTTAGGGTCCAAGATCCTGACAAGTACTTAGGCCAGCAGGAGAACGGTGACGCCATCAAGGCGGCGAACTTGGAAAACGTAGCCTACCTGATGGTCGGCGGCGACCCAGGCGTCACGCCCCAAGAAGACCACCAGATGCACATACAGGTACATCAGCAGATACAGCAACTGCCGCAGTTCCAGCAGATGCTGCCCGTCCAGCAGCAGCAGGTCATGCAAGCGGCCCAGCAGCACATGGCCCAGCACCAGCAGTACTTGCAGCAGATGGCTCAGGGCGCACAGCCTCAAGCGCCAGGCGGCGGCGACGACCGGACGCAGTCGGAGGGCGGTATCATCAGCCTCGTACGATCACAGGCGCAGGAGATGGCCCAGCAGGTGCAACGCGCACCAGGACAAGGATAGATGATCTTTCACGATTTTGAATGCGGGTGCGGCCACCTGCTCGAAGACGTCGCTTTCATCTCGCACAAAGAGGTGACTAAGACGGTCGTCTGCGACGAGTGCGGCAAGGACGCTCCGATGGTTTTTGCCAAGCATAACGGCATACACCATAGCCACTCTGGTATGTATGGTAGGTTCCATGCCGGTTTCGGGTGTGTCGTCGAGAGCTACTCGCATAAACAACAGCTTTTAAAGAAGTACAACGTCGTTGAGTCGTCCGACGCGGTCGGCGGCTCACGTAACCACATCACCTCCGAGGTGACTAACCCTGCTCCACGCTCTAGCGACCCCGTCTACTGGGGTAACACCCCCGACGAGGCACTCGCCATAGCCGAGCAGGCTACCATGGAGAACCTATAGATGTCCGAAGGAATTCTGGATCTGGACTCCGGCAGCGACGATGCGGCACCCGATACGGGCGCGTCTGATAACGGTTCGGTGGATAACGCCGTCGAACTGTTTGAGGACGACACCCCGACTACGGCCCCATCTGATGACGCTGGACACTCTGCTCACAGCGACGTATCGGATTTCGATCCGGCCCAAACCGATTGGCTTCGTGCCGATCCGGCTACGGTGCCGGAGCAGTATCAACCGCTTTTACCGTTGGCAAAGAATATGCA